ATGAGAATTATATTTTTGAAGCAACATTTGCTACAGGTGGTGGAAAAGACAGATCCAATGTAAAATCAGGTGAAGACCAACTAACACAAGCTTTTGGTAAAATTAAAAAGGATTTAGAAGTATTAATATCTGATAAAGAAAAGGGTTTAGGTATTTCTGCTGAATTTTTAGATCAAATAACTAATAACTCAAAAGACGAAGAAAATAGAAAAATAATCAGGAGTTTATATTCTGAGGTAAGAAGATATTTAGTTGGTGATAAGAAGGCTACTATACAAGAAAAGGATGTGTTGTTCAAAGAAAGTATTGATGTGTTAAAAGACAAAAATAAGAAAGTCATAGTGGCTGAGAAATTGGCAAGATTTTCAAAGAGGGCATTACAATTTGATGGTCAGAATTTATATGGTGGATTAGGTGATTTTGGAAAAGCATTAAAACAATTTGTGGATACCTTAAAACCTATTCTTAAATCTAAAGAAGAAAAACCAGAAGCTACTAAAGAAAGTTTCTTAAGAAATTATTCTGACTATGTTAGACTAATAAGAGAAGCGGAAGGTGACGAGGCACAGACTAAAGAAGATGAAGGAAAACCAAAAGATTTGAAAACAGAAACAACTTCTGATAAGATTATTGACTTTTTTGGGAAGACTTTTAATTTTGATGCTTGGGTTATCAATAAGACAGAGATTGATAAAATTTCTAAAAATATGGATAAAATCGGAGAAGAACAGAAAAGTGTAACAATTGATGGTATAGACCCAATTATTAGAATAGTTAAACTTTTTAATAGGGCTTATAAACTTCACACTGTACCAGTTATACCTGGTGGTAGAAGTGATGGTAGAGTTGATAGAGTTACTTACGCTGAGTATGATGCCTTCGGTGGTGATTCAATGAGCGCCACAGCAGATGGACCTTATAGAAATAAAAAGATATTTAATATCTGGGAAAATGCAGTATTAGATGTGATGTCTGAGAGAAAGTATCAACCTATTTTTGATGCAGAAACTAAGATTAGAGTTGGTAATAAAGAGTATCCTAAAGTTGGAGTGGCTTTAAGACAATTTATGACTGATATGTTAGATGGTGAAGAACTTTATCAAGGTGATGGTGGAAGTAACGGCGCTGGGGCTCAAAAGAAATTTCTTGCTAAGTATTTTGGTGACATTGATGAGTTTAAGGATGTAAAGGGTAGTGATATTTCAGAAAAAGATCCTAAAACAGGACTACTTGATGTTGAAAGTAATGCTGAGGTGTCTATAAAGATACCTACTCCAAATTTCAGTTTTATCTCAATGAATAATTTAAAAGATTCAGACTTTGTCAAAAATAAAGAATTTGAAGGAAAGTTATTTCAATTGAAGGGTATAAATGCTGATGGAAAAGACTCCATTATATATGGTTTTGTACAAGAACAAACAGGAAATGATATTTATATCGTTTATTCAAGAACTTTCTTTTATTTCTTACAATATTGCAAAGATCAAGTTAAAGGAGTTCCTGATATACAAGCAGGTAAGCAAGGTGCTGTTTTAGACAAAGTTAAAGGAAATAAAGGTATTTTTGCCACAAAGATGGATGTTAAATCATTCTCAGATATGTTACTTAACAGAAAAATTTCAATAAGTAGTATAAAGTCTGAAAAGGGACAAATTAGTCAAGGTGAAAAAGCTAATAGTGTAGATGTAAAAAATAGTTTCTTTTTAGGTAAGCTTTCTGATGATGGTAAAGTAGAAGATCTATTTAAGACAACTGATGCGTCTAAATTAAAATTATCTATAGATTCAGTTGGTGGATTCAAAGATATTAGAACACTTACTAATAAAAAATACGATGGAGACTTCGTACCAGTTACTAAATTACAATAATGAGATATCTTAAAACATATACAAAGTTCAACGAAAAGGTAGAAATCAACGACACAGATACAGAAGATGTTAAAATGTCTAAAGAAAAAATGAACAAATTGGAAGGGTATATGACTGAATATACTCAGAAAAAATCTCAAATAGATGCTATTTTTAAAGATTTGAAGAAGGATGATAAACAAATATCAATAGAACTTCAGAATCTTTTGGGAAAAGAAGATGCCGGGGAAGGTGCTGACAGAAATCCATTCTTAGTTGATTACGCTGAAGTATCTAAGATGATGAGAAAAGTTGATGATATTCAGAACAAAAGAGCTTTAGATAAAATTAAACTTGATGATTTCAACCAACAACTAAGTCTAACTAAGGATGCTGATGTCAAAGTCAATATTTCTTCTACTATTTCTGACATAAATAATAGACTTGCTGATAAATCTAAGGAAATTACTGAACTACAGAAAGAAATAGACGAGAAAAAGAAAGCCTTAGAACAAAAAATGGTTGAACAAAAGAAAGAGATAGATGAATTTATCAAAAAAATAAACGATGAAGAACAAAAAAAAGAAAAAATGTGATTTTTTGTTTTTTATATATATACTAAAATAAAAAAAATTGAAATAATATGGCTATTCAAATTGGAAAATACAAAAGACCAGGAATCTTCATAGAAGAATTTGACCAATCAGTAATCTCTAGTCCAGTTGTTGAGGGCATCACAAATTTAATAATTGGCGTGTCTAAAAAAGGACCAGTTAATACTCCAATCAGAGTTACAACTGTTGGAGAATTTGAGGCTGTTTTCGGTCAGCTAGATAGAGGTTTAGAAAGAAAGGGTTCTTTCTTTCATAGAACAGTTTCTAAGATGTTAGAAACAGCACCAGTATTCGCAATGAATTTACTTGTAACAGATGACACATTAGATGTTATCGAATACAAATCACTTTCAACATCTGCTGGTTATCTAAATGATATCGAGAGAGAAGGTCCTTATAGAAGATTCTTCGACACTACTGGTTTCTGGAAAAGAGATACAGAGGCATTTATAAACCTCACAAAAAACAACACTGGATATTCAGAAAGAGCATTCAATATTACTAACCTTTCTGATAGAACAATTACTGCGTTTATTGTTAAATCTTCAAGAACTGGTTTCGATAGAACACTTTTGGAGTGGTATGGTTCAGTTGAAAAAATGCCACCTTATGTTAATCCAAATGATTACGCTTCTGACTACTTAGTTGATGTAGTTGTTGTTGGTGGTGACTGGTCAAACTATCAAGAACTGGCGGTTAGTACAAGATGGTCTTCATATTTCAATTCTTCGGGTCTAAGAAAAGACCAACTTAGAAATTTTGCAAATGATAGAAATATCACACTTTTGGCATATTATGAGGGTCTTTCTTTAATTCCATATTTTAGAGATTTAGAGGGTAGAAATATTTTTATCGAAACAACAATTAACAGAGATACAGATAGAACTGGTCTATTCTGTGCATTCAATAACGACTTAGTTGAAAAAGATTTTTATACTGGATTAGTTGATTTAATTGGTAATACACTAGTTGGTCAAGAAAAGACAGACATAGACTTCTTATCATACAAAGAAACAATCACTGAGTCTGTAGTTATAACTAACACACCTCTTGACTTACCAGGAAACGTAACTGGAATGTTAGGAGGAGTTTGGTCAGGATATGGTTATATTAACCAACCAGACCACGCATTCGCTGGTCTTAGTACTGGTCCAGATAGCGCTGTTGATCCAGCTCTAACAAGTGGTATCGTATTAAACGAGGATAATAGAACAGCGTGGTTTGCTGAAGGTTCAGTTTATGGTGTTACACTTAATAACTCAAACCCAACATTTACTTCTGGTACTACATCAATGACAGTAACTTATGATGTAAGTGCTGGTTCATTCGCAATAATTGGAGATACTTTTGTTCCAGTTTCTGCTACAGCAGCTATGACGATAAGTTCTACTGATTATACGGTATCTACTTCCACTGCTTCTTATGTATCAGCGTTTATATTAGACTCAACTGGTGAAATTAGTGTAGTAAGTAGTCTTACTGCGAATACTAATCCAGCTGTTTCTGCTAATGACATCGTATTAGGATATGTTGAATTCGACATTACCAGTGGTGTGTTCGTGAATACTGGAGCCCTTGCTGTTACTGATGTTAATGTTGGAACAGGTGGTTTTGTTGATTATAGTTTTGGTACAGCATCAACAGATGACTACTATATTTCTGAGACAACTCCTGGTGTGTTGAAAGTTGAGTTCCCTGGTACAAATACTGTACAATCAGTAACTAATTATGCACAATACAGAAGATTCAAATTATACAACAGATTAGTTAATATTATTGATAGTCCAAATAAAAACAGAAGTGCTATGTTATTAGGACCATCAAATAACGATGATAAATACAGTTTAGAGAATGTTACAATTTCTGATATCGTTACATCAACAACACAGAATAAAGCATTCACATTAACAACAGACTTGACTTCGGCTGAGTTAGTTGATATTTTAGATGGTTACTTCGTACTTTACACAGAAGATAACGAATTCTTACTAGGTAAAGAAGGTGTAGTTACTAAAAATGAAGTAGCTGATGGTAGTAACTTCGGAGTTGTTGCTAAATACTCTACTTTCTACACAAGATTCTTTGATGGTCTAATCAATACCAAAGATTATTTTTACGATAATAGACTATATGTTGATTCATCTGGTGTTGTGAACTCTTTAGTACCAACAGCTGGTGGTCCTGGAGCATCTGTTAGTGTAATATTTATTGATGGTGAAACCGCAACTTCAGCAACATCATCTTACGCTGGATATGACTATGTTATATTCCAGTCTAATGTGGCTAACTTCTCAACTCAGATTGACCTTCAGGTATTTGAAAAACTTCAATTCCCAGGTTCTGAGTTAAACAAAGGAGCATTTACAATTGTTCAAAATGCTGTCAGTCCATTACAAACACCAAACTCATTAGCTAACTCACTTGGTTTCGCTGGTTCTCAATACTACGCTTATCAAGTTAATGAAGAAGTAGAATATGAATTAATTACTCAACAAACATTAGTATATGATTATTTGACAAGACACTATTTAAGAATGTTCTTAGATAATGATGGTATATTAAGTGTTGAATTCAAAGATTCAGCTTTAGATGCTGATGTAGATGCAGACCCACAAGCAAATAATACATTCTATATTCAGTCTGAAAAAACTAACTTTAGACAAACACTTGAAATTGAAGTTCCATCTGGATACGTACAAGTACCTAATAAAGTATTAGTTAAAGGAGACAGATATACAGAAGTAAAAGTTGGAGATTTCTTAGAAGCTTACTACGATTCATCAGCTTTACAAGTTGGTGAATCACCAAGAAGACTTACAAGAATTTTAAGTAAGAGAGCTTATTCAGGTGATGCTAGTTTAGCAGAGATAACTTGTGATTCAAGAATCGCAGTTACGAATTTTGGTGGTGACTTACAGACTACAAGATATTCAACTATCGACCAATACGCTACAACTTATAAGGCAATTGCTCTTACTGGATTTAGAATCAGACAAGCTTCTTTACCTGACGGAACAGAAACAAGACAAAATCAAATCCTTAATTTAGTAGCAAAAGGAACACCATTGTTCAAAGCAGTTACAAACAAAGAGGCAATTGATTTTAGGTACTTAATTGATGCATTTGGATTAGGTCTTACAGAAAGAAGCAAACAACAATTAGTTGATATTTGTGGTGAGAGATTAGATGCATTTGGTTTCATCAACATGCCATCTTTAAGAAGTTTCAAAAACTCTTCTTCTCCTACATTCGTAAATTCTGAAGGCGTACTTCAAACATCATTCATCGCAAGTGGTGGTGACCCAGAAAGTAACCCAGCATTCCTTTACTCATTCGGTGATGGTGCAGGTTCTACTTGTGTAGGTTACTTCTCACCATATGTTATTGTGAATGATAATGGAAGACCACTTGAGCATCCACCAGCACCATTTGTGGCTACAACATATATGAGAAAACACATCTCTAATGTTGGAAATATCACACCATGGACAATCGCAGCTGGTGTAACAAATGGTAGAATCACAAATATCGTTGACTTAGAAATGATGTACACACCAGAAGATATCGAGAACTTAAATCAGGCTCAAATGAACCCATTAGTTTTCAAAAGAAACAGAGGATATGTGATTGAAACTGAAAATACAGCTCAAACTCTTTACAGAAGTGCTCTATCTTACATTCACGTTAGAGAGGTTCTTATCGAACTTGAAAGAGAACTTTCTAGAATGTTGTTAGACTTCCAGTGGAAATTTAATACACCAGACGTAAGAGCTGAAATTAAATTAAGAGCTGACGTTATCTGTGAAACTTATGTAAGTAAAAATGGTTTATTCAATTACTTTAATAAGATGGATGATGAAAATAACACCGCTGAAATTATTGATAATCAAATCGGTGTTCTCGATACATATGTAGAACCTATTAAGGGTATGGGTATCATTGTAAATAACATTACAATTTTGAGAACAGGTGCTATTTCAGCTGGAGGATTTATTAACTCTTAAAAAATAATAAAAATATATTAAAACCCTCAAGAAAATTGAGGGTTTTTTTATTTTAAATACAACTTATTTGATATTAAGATTTATAATAGAGGAGATATTACATCTAATATATAAAAAAAATAATTAATCATATGTCCGATAATAAGAAACAGGAAATGTCAGAAGAAGAATACTTAAAGAGACATTTAAGTGAAATTGACACTACAAACACTCCTCAGAATACATTCAATTCTGATATTCCATTTTCAACGGCTCAACCACAGCCTCAACCTCAAAATACTAGAACTGATGATTTGCAATATTTTAATCTTGACATCAGAGATTTACCTTGTGGTCAGTTTTATCCAGTTGGTACTCTTCTAATGGTTAGACCAGCTCAAGTAAGAGAAATACAAGCTTATTCAATGGTTGATGATAACAACTTCTATGACATCATTGAGAAAATGAATGATATGTTACAAGCATGTGTTAGAGTAAAATATCCAGATGGTAAAATTGGTTCTTATTTAGAAGTTAAAGATCAAGACAGACTATTTTTAGTTTTTATGATTAGAGAATTGACTTTCCAACAAGGAAACACTTTGGGTGTAAATACAAGATGTGGTGCTTGTGGGACTGACATCTCATTGGAACTTCTTAGAAAGAACTTTGTTTTTCATGAAATAGATGAAAAGTTAGAAAAATATTACTCACCATCAGGTGGTGTTTATAATTTCAAGACCGTCAATGGTAAATATTTCGAAATTACTCCTCCTAATATTGGACTACAAAAAGCCTTCACTGATTATATCGTTAAAGAAAATAATGAAAAAAGAACTCCTAATTTGGCTTTCTTAAAAATTATTCCTTTTATGATGCCAGGTAGGTCTTCAATTACATATGATGGTATTAAGGTTAAAGTAAAAGAATTTGAGCAAATGGATGATATTTCATTTCAATTTTTAAATGCTGCTATCTCTAAAATGACCTTTGGTATCAAAGAATTGAAGAAAAATTGTGAGTGTGGTGAGGAGGTCCGCACCGACATGCAATTTCCCACCGGAGCGTCAGGTATTTTCGTTGTTCACAATGCCTTTGAAGCATATATTAAAGAATAAACTTCTTTTACAAAAACACTTTCATTTACAAGAATGGGCAATGGATTGTTGGCCATTCTGGATGTTTGAAGAAAATATCAAATTGGTAAATGAAATTGCAGAAGAAGAAGAATCTAACAGAAAAAAACAAGAAGGAGAACAAACGAAAGGTATGCCAGATACCAACTCTATGATGAGAAATATGTCAAATATGAGTTCAAATTTCTCAGCTCCCAAATTATAACTAAAACAAAAAACCCACCAATTTGGTGGGTTTTTTGTTTTTGTATAGATTATTAATATCCAGAAACAAGTGGTGGGTTAATACCAAAGTTCTGATCGATATACTCATCAACGAAATAGTCATAAACGAAATCTGCTTGAGAAGACTCAATGATGTTATTTGATGACCAGTCGAGCGAATAACCTTGCAATTTAGTAATTTGGCAGTTTTGAAAAGTAACTCTTCTTAAAACAACACCTTTTTTATCGTGTTGATTTACAATAATAGTTCCGATAATATCAGATTTATAGTGAAGAGCTCCGTTTTGTGAGTTAAATACTAAATCATACCAAGACTTCATGGTATTCCAAGTTTCCATAGAACCCGCTTGATTAACATTGACCTGAATAGGAATACTCAAGTTTCCAGAGGTCTTTGTTGGGGTTGTAACGAATTCTCTTGTTGAATACTTAAATCTTTGTTGTTTAGTACCAATACCTTCAAATTCAGTAAGGTTTAAGTCAATTTTAGTTGCGTTTTGAAGCAATAATACAGGATCTCTACCTTGTGCTTGTAAGATAACAGGAAGAATAAAAGTTATCTCAAACAAGTTTAAGTAAACAACCTCATCTGGTAATGTTCCAGGTCCCCCTGGTGAGCCAGAGTTAATCACTTGTGTAAAATGTGGTAACGGCATATATTTTTTAATTATTTTTTGTTATACTTTATATATTTTTCTAAGTAATCCCTTTATTTCAAATCAAACAAATTATGTTGTCAAAAATGCCATTTCCACTTTTAATAAATAAGAAATGAAGTGCAACTATAGGTATTGTGAAAAAGAGATTAAGTGGGGAAGACCAGATAGAAAATTCTGCAACAAAAATTGTAAGTCAAAAGAAAAGGCTATTGTTAAAGAGTTGAAATCTCTTAAACGAAGAACAATTAAAAGTAAAGATTTTGTTGATAAATCGAACATACTACACAACTTCAAATATAATTATGATCTAGTTATCTATGAAAATTGTAGAAGTAAAGTGGTTATAGTTTGTCCTTTCCACGGTGAATTTGAACAAACACCAAATGCACATCTTTATGCTGGAAGTGGTTGTGAAAAGTGTGCTAGAGAGAGTAGAAGAAATCAAATGGGATAAACAATTGAGAATTTACTGATATAATAGTATATGAGTAAAATTTTCTTAATAGGAGACACACACATCGGTTTAGGTTATCCAAATTCAGCTGATAAGTGGTACAAGGTACATAAACAATACTTTGAAGAATTCTTGATTCCACTTCTTAAAGAAAAAGTGAAACCAGGTGATATTATTGTTCATTTAGGTGACCTTTTTGATAATAGAAATGTAATTCCAATTAATTTACTAAACTATGGTATGGATGTAGTTGAAGAAATTTCTAAAATAGCCCCATTACATATTATTATTGGAAATCACGATCTCTGGTCTAAGTCTGCCTCAGAGATTAATACAATTAGACCATTTAGATATATTCCAAATGTCTTTATATATGACAAGACCACTCAAATAGAATATCTGGGTAAAAACATATGTTTAATGCCATATGTTGATTCTAGATTAGAACAAATAAAACAAATAAAAGAAAATAAAAATTGTGACTACCTATTTTGTCATTCTGACCTAAATGGATGTAAAATGCACTTAACATCCGTGGCTCACAAAAATTCAGATAAAATAGACATTGAAGACTTTCAATCATTTTCAAAAGTCTATTCAGGACATATACATTTAGTTCAGAGAAATAAAAATTTTACTTTTGTCGGTTCAAATTTTCAGATGGATAGAAATGACTATGGTGATCAAAAAGGAATTTTTGTTCTTAACACAGAGGAAAATACGGAGGAATTCTTTGAAAATAAAATATCACCGGTCTTCAAAAAAGTTAGAGTTGTTAATGAAGAAGATGTTGAAGTTCTTGAATCACTGAAAGATTCTAAAGACTATATTGATATTGCTATATCTAATAATCTACTTATTTCTAACAGAAAATTAAGAAGAAAATTGGAAATGATACTTGAAAAGAGTAATTTTGCTTCTGTTGAGTATATCGATGATATCACAAAAGAATTAGTTGATGGTGATGAAATAAATGAATCTTCGATTGAAGAAGATGGTTCAGATATTTCGATTAACTTAGACTATGAGGATTATATTAAAGAGTACATACTCAAACAAAAGTATGATAACAAAAAATTCAAAAATGGTGTAATTTCTGAATTTGATGAGATAATTAAGATTTTTAGAGAGAATTATAGTTCAAAAAGTGAATAAATGGATCCAATAAATGTTTATAATAGGTGTATGATTGATAAACCATATACCGAAGATTTCAAAATATACTCAAAGAGTTATTTACAAAAAGTCGTAGTTGAATTACAACTTTTAGAAGAGTATGAAAAGTGTATTGAGTTAAATAAATTCATAAATAGGAGATTCACACATCTCAAAGATTATTCATTATAACTTTCGTAGTCTAATTTTAAGATCACTACTTCCTTTTATTAATCGATGATAAGTACCCATTGGTATAAATACTTCTCCTTTTATTTCTTTAGGTAGTTCATTGTCAATTTGAATCATCCAATCTGTTTCACCTATAGATTCAACTATACGATCTTCTCTATCACGGTGCCAAACCATTTCACCCGAATCAGTATTTACTTTGAATTCTCTGATAAATTCATTATCACTTAATTTAGTTTCTTGAAATGGAAGTATCATATTACTCAATTTTGAATTTTGTTTTATTCAACATATCTATGATATAATCTACATATTGTTCAGCTGTAAACTTTTTACCATATTGAGATTTTAATTTTTGAAACTGGTCATTTACTTTATTTGCAACCATTAGGCCAAAACTATTTTTGTCACTACCTTTTGCAGTGTCTATTCCAAAATCATAAGCTCTTTTCTTAGTTTGTATACCAGTTTTCTTCAACCAATTATTATATACTTCTAATACTTTATTTTTATCATCATCTTTATACCAATAAAACTTTAGATGGTCATTGTCTTCTATAAAATGTTTAGCATCATATCCACATTTGAAAGAAATTGCCGAGTTTTTTAATTCACCTTCTGTGCAAGCTTTGTAAAAGTCACTTATAAGAGTTCCTAGTCCATTGAACCATCTTTTCAGGTTGTCTTCGCTTTTCTCAAATGTTACATAAAAGTTTTTTGTTATCTCTTGATCACCTATTACTTCTTTTTGTTTAAGACTTGAGTTATAATTTACACCAAACCACTCATTTTGGTCATCTTGTCCAATTTTCATTACTCCACTTTTATACTTAGCTAAGTATTCATCGAGTATTTTTTTCCAATTAGGAGATACTTTTTGAATAAAATCATTAAGTTCTGTATGTTCTTCTTTTCCTCGAATTATATTTTGATATATCCAAGAAGAAAAATCCATATCCGCACCATCTAAACTACTATTTATAAAATCAATTAGTTTTTTTCTTCTCTCGTCACTGATTGTAAAGAATGAGTTTTCAAATATTTTATATGATTTTAAGTGTTTCATATACTATATATAAAAATAGTCAGGATAATTATTTGATTTTAGTCTGTATCTCATAATTTGTCTATCTATTCCCGATCCATCAACTGCTTTTGATATAGATTCATAAATAGTTCCATTTATAGAAACCTTTTTCATTTTTGGTTCTCCGGTTTCTTTGAGTTCAACTTCCTTATTTAAATAAAACCATTCTGGATAAGACTTAGAATTTAATCGCCAAGTTATATAATCATTTGTTTTATTTAGTTCTTTTGATGCTTCTGTTATAGAATCATATATATTACCATCGATTGATATTCTTTCTTTCTTTGATAAGTGTGGATCGATTTCAATAAATTTATTATACTTTATATTTAAATCATTATCTTTGAATAGATAGTTTTTGAAATGTGAGGATTTCAATCTATTCCTAATTAATGACCTATCTATGTTGAGAATATTTGATGCTTCTGTTATAGAATCATATTTAATGTTATCGATTGTTATTTCTATTTTATTAGATTCGTTGTTTGAATTGGATTTTCTTCTTTTGTTAAGATGTTTTTTTAATAATTTATGTAATTCAATTCCTATAAAATCGTAAAACTGTTTTCTATTTTTGAATAGTGTATTTGGTATTTTGTCAAAATATTTTATCAATTCAATAATATTTGATGACTTAATCAAATATTCAATAAATATTTTTTCACTTTCTCTCCATTTATGCCATCTATTATTCAAATATTCTTTGTTTTTCTTAATTCCATTTTCTGATAAAAGAGAATTGTAAATATTTTTTTTAGCAAGATTTGAGTGTTGATTTTTTCTATCTTCAGTCCAACTTTTTTTTGAATTTATACTGATTATTTTTTTAAGTTCATTTGTTTTCTCATCTCCGTATAATTCTTCATAAGTTTTACCAAGAGCATGTCTTTTATTTGATTTTGATAAATTTAATTTATATTCTTTAGCTTTTTCTTCACCAAAAGCCTCCTCGTAGGTCTTACCTTTTTTAGGACTATTTTTGGATATCTTTTCTCTTATTAAATCCAAATCCGGGTGATTTGATAAGGTATCGCCACCATCACCACCTTTTGAAATATTATAACCTACTTTCCTATCAGTAGAATTATATTGATCTATCCAATAAATCTCTTTATTAGAAAGTTCTATATAATCATCAGTTTCGTCAATCACTTCTTTAATGAAATTTTCTATTCCATATTTTTCAAAAGCTCTATTAATAATTAGACCAGATCCAAAATAATTAGGATCCGATGTGGTATCTTTACCTATATAAATTTTATTGTTTATGAGATTGGTTATTTTATATATTTGCATAATGATAACTTTATTTACCATTATATATTAAATCTTCTACCCTCTCTTAGATTACCAGAAACCGGGATATGTTTTTCCACTGGAGAAAAGATGCCCAAATTTATTTAGGCGACACGACCAGTACCCTGCTTTAGTTTTATCTTTCTTCAAGTGGCATTTATGACGAGCAGCAAATGATTTTCTAGCTTCGGGATCAGATACTTTAGCAGTCAATCCTCCTTTTACATCTCCGAAATTAATACATATAACTTTTCCAGTTTTAGGATTTTTTACATAGACTTTATACTTCTTCGGACCAGAACTTCTTGTAGGATAATTTAACTTAACTTCTTTACCTTTGTATTCGGCTTCGTTTAATTCTACAACGTTTTCCATCGGTAAGTCTAATGGAACTAATTCTCCATTAAAGTAAGCAAATTTACCAATTTCTGTAGATTCATAGATTTCTTTATCGATATCACAAAGTTCAATTTTACCATCGTCAAATAACTGACGAGCTTCTTTAATAACATTATAAAATGCTTTTGAACCTGGTCTAAATATATTTTCAGTGATAGGTTTATTATTATCTAAATGATATTTGAGACTTTCTGAGAAAAGAACATTCATAAAGTCACCAACTGACTTAACATTAGAGTCATCACAAATACACTGAGAAGAAACTCTATCACAAGAATCACAATAGTCTTCTAATTCTCCACATTTGCAATCTTCACATCCACAATCACAACCAGCAACTCCTTTACAATCTTGGCAACATCCACATCCTTCACTTTCTTCATATTCAGCATCAAATTCATCTTCTTCATCATTTTCAAAGTCAGTTTCACAATCTACGTTTTCAATATTATCAATATGTATATCTATGAATGCTTCGAACTTATGAATTTTTTCTAACTCTTTTTTGAAAGCCTTATTAAGTTGTTCCGAATCTTCTATAGATAAAGTTATACTCGGTTTGTCATCTTTTGATTTTTCTAAAGATTTTGATGAAAATTTAACTTCTTCAGTTTCTTTATTTGTCTTTTTATCACTTACTTTTTTGATTTTCATAATTGTAGTTATTTTTATCTTGTTTTTACTAAGTATTTCTTTATTAATAGTTTCCAAATGAACTCTTCTGTACCATCTATTATTAAGGTCTCATCGTTACCAATTCTTAAATTTACAGAGTGTATAAGTGTTCTTAAGTTTAAGTCAAACTTCACTGGAAAATTCTCAGTTACATAAACTAAATACTCTAAAGCCTCTTCTTTTGTTGCCATATCAACTTCAGGCGATATTCTCCTTAAAATACTTCTCATTCTATTAATCACTTCTTGTTTAGTTAAATGCACATCTACATGAAGAGATCTCGATAAAATTGCGTCATCAAACTTATCTTCTGGTAAATTTGATATAAATATTACTTGACCACTAAATTCAAATCGATTTGGTAAATATTTACCATCCTTTTCATCATATGTGGTTTGTATTTCAGCATCTGACATACCAGTTGAATCAAAAGTATTTCCTTTTGTTATCTTTGAAAGTTCTCTTACTGGATAAGTATCTAAAGCACCTTTTAATAGATTTACTGAGTCGGTATCTTTCAATACAGCGTCACAATCATCAAATATCACCAGTCTATTTCTATTTTTGAACAAAACCTCATATAGACCAGCAGTTGTTATTGTGCCAGTTGATTTATAATAGTGTAAGTCTTTTACCATTCCAATTGAATTAAGTGTATCAACTACAACAGAAGTTTTTCCAACACCTGCCATACCAGAAACAATCAAGGAATTACTTTTTCCTCTTGCAACTTGTATTGTATATAGTTCAATTGCTTTGAATACATCTATTTTTAGGTCATCATATTTAATCTTATCAGAATCTTTTTCAACAGTTTCTTGTTTTGCAATAATGGCTACTAGTTGTTCTATTCTTCTTTCTGTCTTTTCTATAGATGATTCTGATTTTGCTCTGGCTCTTTTCTTTTTCCATTCTTCTAGCTCTTCTTTAGGATCATAATTTTCTGATAAGACTTCTTTGCGTTTTGAACTTTGAACTATAAATTGGTTAGGATCATTGAAGAAATTTACTACTTCTGGTAAAATATTTACAATAGATGTATCTTCTGGAAGTAATAAAGTGAATTCTGGATTTGTCTCAAATTCAAAGTTTTTCCAAAGATCTATAGAATGAACTGTGTGTCTTAAATCAGACGATTTCCAGTTTATTCTTATCGCCTTCTCAGACACATAAGAAATTAATAATTGGCCCTCTAAGAATTCATCTTCTTTTTGTATGTTAAAGATCTCGTGATACTTGTATAAATCCACACCTGTGTTTTTAGATAGATGGGATATTATTTTATCCACTGCCAACTCTTTATCTTTAGCAAGAAAAGATTCTTTGAATAATTTATAACTCTTAATTATTTTCATTTTTCATTTAATTTTTTCAAAATCTGAGAGCATTTTTCATAATCCTCTTCTGATTCGTATTCAGAAATTAAATCCCCAAGTTGACTTCTATTACAAAGTTCTAATTTCAGAAGAAATATCACTTCTTTAACCTCTCTAAGTGAATCAACTTTGACATCAATCATCTTATTAATCGCTTCTCTTTTCAATGGTGACATTCCTAAAAAATTATTCCAGGTGTATATATTATTATCATTTAAGAAATTAATGATTTCGTCTGAGCATAGTTTAATACTATCTGACTTAGATAATGAGCTTTTATTCTTTTTTATCTTTCTAAAAAATGCCTCATTTATGAATTCTTCGTATCTGTTCACATTCATAACTTATATATTAAATCTTAGTATTGAGAAAGTATAAATTAATATATAACTAAAATCTTTTAATGTAGATGTCTGAACAACTTTATTTCTTTAATAAAGAAGGGGATTACTTAAATTTCAGTTATAACCAAACACTGGAGAGATATGAGGGTGATATTCTTTTTCATGAAAATTCAAATGATACTTTTAAGACTTTTGGTCTTTATACTTTAGAGTACATTCCTTCTTTTGAATTTGAAAACGTAGGACAATTATCAACAAAGAAATTCCAATTGTTTAATGATTATGGTATTCATTTTTATGGTGCAAAATATCAAAATCAAAAAGTTACATTAATAGAACCTGTCAATAATGATCCACAATTTTATAGTAAGTGGATATATGGTGATGATTTTGAAGTCAAATTTCCAATTGGTACAATAATTAAGTTCGACTCTAGTATATTGGAGTTCAACAATTTAGATAGGACTTATGTGGTTGTTTCTACAAAGAAAAACGCAATAATGATTATTTCACAAATGGATAACTTCACATTTGAATCACTTTACTATGTGATTTATTCAAGTGCAATTGCCTTTGCTAACTTAACAATATCTGGAGTTAATACGGTTGGTGTTTATAATTATATCGATAATTCCTATAATAATAACTTGTCACTTTGGTCTGAACCAGATTTTTATGACCATATCTATGTCGGAAAGAAATTAAATGTTGTTAATTCGCAAAATAATAACGAAAGTCTGACAATTAATAATATTAATCTTACTGATATCAGACATTTTGAGTATTATGCTAACAAAAACTCATTACCAACTAATTCAAATTTAATTATAGAGGTCATCACAAGAACAGATGTTCCTAGATTATACAATGGTGTAATAAACATAGATGGTAGTAAAAAAATATTCATAGACCCTTTACAATATCCACAGATATTAAAACCAGGGGTTGAATTTAAAATAATTGGTTCTGTAAATAACACTAACTTTTTTACCGTAGCTCCAATGCTTAATTTCGATGACATTACTGCACCTACATTTTTTGCAACACAATCTCATGTACTCTTTAATAATAGAGTTTATGAGTGTATTGCTGCTTATACACATAGTTTTGCTGGCTCTTTTTCTACATACAGAGTTACACCAGATGATGGTAATTATTGGTCTAATCCCACTCATATAAAAGTTGATCAATCTACTTCAGTTGAGAATCTTTCACAAGCTCAAATTTATTTAACATCTGATAGATATTATTTTGAGCAATCTTGGACAGCTTCGGCTCAAGTAACAATGGCATCAGCTGTGGAAAGATTTCAAAGTGATTTAGATATTTTTAATGTTGATTTGTTTTATCTGAATAATCAATTGAAAGCAGATTTAGTTTATCCAAGTAAGTACGCTGAAGTTAATTTTTATCATACTTCGATAGGTCCTACATTTTCAATTGGTTCATATACTGAAACTTATGAAAAGTTAATAGGTGTAACTGATTCACTGACTTATGAATTGAACTATGATTACTCAGAGAATTTTAGATTTAACCTAGTTTTTACTGATTTAGATGAATTTGGATTTAAGATAACCATAAATGGTATGGTGTATGATGTAGAAACACAATTTGTGTATAGTGGTTCGACTATAGATATGGTAAGAACGATTGACAGAACTCTTAGAAATTGGTTTAATAGATACTTTGTAAGATTATATTCGTTAGGTATCAACGCTGAGTTAAGATATACTGGTAACTTTACTTCAATATTTTATAACTCTATTAGATTTACCACTGAATATCCAAATGTACCTATGGTCTTAGACTCAGTTGAAGTTGGCACAACAGCTGCGTATTATATAGAACATTCAACAATTCTATTCAACGATTTGGGTGGATATTTGAGTTTAACTATAAATGGTGATGAGTATGGAGTGTTCACAACTTTTGGAACTTCATCAGCAGATATACCAACTACACTACAAGATTGGGTAGATGAGCATTCAATTAAATTGATAGATTTTGGAATCGTAATTACAAACATAAATAATCTATTAGTATTTGATGTGATTAGTTTAGAGAATCCATTAACTTATACGGTATCTACTGGTAAAGTTAATTTACCAGGAATTAATGATTATGTTATAACCAAAAAGACAAGAGGAAATTTAGGTGTTCTGTTGGCCTCAAATGAGGTAGTATTGCCTTCAACAGCCACATCTTCTTTTGAGAATGAGGGTTTTGCCACAGGAATGGCACTTTCAATCAACAATACTTTCTTTCCTTGGAACAATCAAGAGTATGTAATTGACTTCTTAGATCCTTATGTTATGAACCTGAGTTATCAGGGTCCTTTCTGGGGATTGACTAATGCTATTTGTAATTCATCAGCGTTCATTACTCTTGCGTTTGACTTAGGATTTGGACAAACAGCTTGTCCTGGTCCAACTGGACCTACAGGTTCAATTGGTGGTCCTTTTGATTCACTTGCTGGTGGTGATTTCAATCCAATAATGTTTAGTATCACTTATAACCCAAATACATATACTGTAAATTCATATAACTATTCTTCCTTCCCTGGTGCTGTTGGGTTAGTTGATATAATTTTTATCCAGTTATCTAATTCAATACTTACATTTGGTGATAATTTAATGGCGATTGATGCCTTTTTTGGTGACTATTTAACTACAATAAATCTTCCAGGAAATACACAGAGTATAGAAATGGAATTCAACACTATAAATAGTTACTTATATTGTTTGTCTAAATATAATCTTTATGTTGTCGATCCTGTGATTAATACCCTAATTTCAACAATATCACTTACTGCTTCTAATTCATCAGCTTCAGCTTTTGATTTAGAAATAAATCCAATTAATGGAGACGTTTATGTGACATATGATAATTTACCAAGAGTCGATATATTTGCCTTCAACAATTTAACCTCAACGCCTACGGCTACATTAAGTCCTAGTACAACTAATTTTCCACCATCAGCAACGAGAACTGGCAGAATGGTATTTAATGATTTTGAGGGTGATATGTATATTACAACAGACGCTGATCAAGTGATTAGAGTTAATACAACAAGAGATATACAAATTAATTATGGAATCTCAGGTCTTACACATTCTATATTCTATGAACCTGTTTATGAGTCTGTATATGTTTATGGTTCTCAAAGTCTATGGAGAATCGATAATGGTGTTACTCAATCAATTTCTGGAATACTATCTTATCCATTTAATGATATTATATTCAATAATATCACCGGTGAGATGAATGTTTCGAACTCATCAAATGATTTTGTTAAATTAGATTTAATTAATAATTCATATATTAACCTTCCACAACCCGATCATGGATATTTAGTTGTCAATCAATTTGATGGTGATGTTTATATGTCTGTCAATGCTACTGGTTCTGGATTAATAAGAGTAATAGACCCAAATGATGGAAGTACTCTATATACAGCATCAGGATTAGGAGGCCCAACTACAAAAATTATCTACAACCCAGAGAGAAGGTCTGTCTGGGCAATTCAACCTAGTTTGAACTCAGTTGTTGAAGTTGATGTAGACTTAGGAAGTGCAATCATATTAGATCAAGCAACATATTCAGTTGTAGAAGATAGTAGTTATGGTACTTTGGACCCAAATTATGTACCTAGAGAAAGTGTTTGGTTAAAAACAAGAGAATACTTCAGAAGACCAAGAGCAAACTTTGAAGGAGATGTTTCTGTCAAATATTATTGGAGATGGATGACCGATCAAGTTCCACAATTTTTTCTTTATGATTTTTCTGGAGAACAACTTGGCACAACAAGTTCTCTTTCTTATATAGGAGAAAAACCACTCAAAACCGCAGTATTAAATAGAACTGCAAATAGAGATATAACTAAGATTAAATTTCCTGAGTACCAACAAACTATTTTTGATAAGATAGAATATACATTATCTTATGTTGATGATCAAGATGATACAAGTGTTGCTCCAAAAGCATTAGAGTTATTTATCGGATTCAAAGATGAAACTGAGGGGGCTTTAAGAACAGTCTTACAATTATACAGAAAAGAAGAGATTGAGTTTTCAATTACATCAAATTCAAATACTATACTAACTTTTACTAATGTTGTTTTAGATGGGTATAAAAGAGGTCAAATTACAATAAATGAGACTTCAGCTGAAACATTTACCGGCAAAGGTCTTAAACCTGGTCAAAATTTAGTTATTTATGTAAAGGATATAACAAACTCTAAAAATCAATATCTGTCTGATAATAATGCTGTGTTTTTGAAGATTAGAAATGTTTATACAAAAACTCTAATACTAGACTTTTTTAATATAGATTTAGATAACTTAACAGAAGAATCAACAATCATCTCAAACTATCCAAAGGCTGGTAACACAACATTCTTAAGAACTACGTTCAAAGTAAAAGACAAAGAAATAGGTAGATTTGTTACATATGGTCAAACAGAAGAAGAAGATATTAGATTTAAAGTTGAATTAGGTAATCAAGGTAAGTTAATTAGTCCAGATGAGGTATTCATATTCAAAGAGTATGATATTAATGAAGGTGGCATTGATTGGACTTTTCTTAATAAAAAGAGAAAAGAAATGTTAATGAATAAAGATGTAATTTATCCTTACATTGGTTCATATAAATCACTAATAAACGCAATTAACTATTTTGGATATAACGATTTACAACTTAATGAGTATTATAGAAATACAAATACTTCATCAAGATTATTTGGTCAGTTGTTTAAGGTAGAAATTCCAGACATTTTTGACAATAGTGTTAAAGGTTGGAGTGAGAAAGATTTTATAAAATATACCCTGCCAAATCCAAACTATGAAGAAACAAATTTATTCAACTTAACTTATTTCATCACTGATAAAGAAGGCAATTACATACTTAACTATAGTTTAGATGAAATAATTATTAAATTACAAGGGTTAAAATACTGGCTTAAAAGAAATATCGTACCTCTAACACATAAAATTGTAGATATTATAGGTCAGACTTATGTAAATTCAGATACGACTATTAAACACCAAAGTTATGATGTTTCAATTTTTAACATAAGACAAGAAATGACACCAGTATTTTGTAAGATGAATGAAGTTTATCTATATCCTATCAATTCTGGGTCAACGGTTTATAATTGTGTTTTAGATTTCTATACAATAATTCCGGGTAGTTCTATTAGATTAAATGATTTTCAAGAAAACCCATCGCCATATTCCGGTGCTAATTTAGTACTTCCTGATTATTTTAATATTAAGATTAGAACTTATAAGACATATAAAGAATGGGCTCCTTTTATCACCTATAATATAGGAGACAAAGTAATTTATTTTAATATAATTTATGAAAGTGTTAAAAACAACAACAGAGTTAATAATCCAAGAAAGTACGAGTCTGCCTCTGAGTGGAGCGGATTAGTTGATTATCCTGTTAGTAGTGTTGTTGCTTACGAAAGAGAGTTCTATGTTTTCTCTGGATTAGGAGGTACCGCTTCAATTGCCCCAAATTTAGATCCTCAGAACTGGTTAAATGTTACTGAATGGAAAAGAATTGATTTAGAACCGGTTCAAACAATCGATGAGTATAGGTCTGGTGGTACTGCTTCTCTTTTACCATTTAACTTCACTGTAGATTCAAATATTGACCCATTTATAGTAATTGAGGTCACTTCAGATAATGGATATGGACTTGTTTACAGAGACAAGAAGAACTATTACTTAAAAGGTCTTAAAGACATTACTGAGTCCTATAGTTACATAGACCCAATTGGTCCATTTACACCAATAACACCAGTTTATTAAAATAAAAAAACCGACTCAAAGTCGGTTTTTTTGTTGTTAGAGGGTTATAAATTAAAGAACTTGTCCTTCGACAGTCTCTTCTTGTCTATTTTCTCTTGAAACACCATCTTCAAAAGTAAGAACCCAATCTTGAATATCTGTTGAAAGACTTTTACCTGTTGTGTCATAGTAGTTGAAGATTTTACTAATATTTCCAATCTTCATTAAGATTTCAGCAAATAAGTAAGAATCTTTTGACAATCCTTTCACTTTATGTTTAGATATTAAGTGATAGATGTAAGTAACTTCTGTAGCATCAACTGGATAAGAAATAAAGTCAGTATCATTACTATACTTATTTTCTTTAAGTGCCTCAAATAAGTCTCTTAATTCAATTGCGAAGAAGACAGAATTAACATCATATTCTAATTTATTCATAACCAAATCTGTCAAAAATTTGTGTTGAGGTCTGTTTAAGTGAAAGTTATATTTTGCCTCTTTCAATGAGTCAATAAATTCTTTCCATAGTTTTTGAGCTTGAAGATAAATCTCATCTTTTTGTGAATCAGGAAGTCCTTTTCCATTATTTGTTGAAATATATTTTCTGATAGAAATAATTTTACTATCTAGAATTTCTTCAACCTCTGAATTAATCAATTTCAATTCTACCTCGTTTTCAGTAGTCTTTACTGCTGGTTTAACAACATTTGTTTCTATATTTTCCATAATTTTATCCGTTTATTTTTTGATTACCATCGTAAAGACTCATTAGAGCTTCTAATTTGTCTTTAGCGTTTGCATATTGCTCAACCCATCTGTCGTGTTCTGCTAGTAAGTCCGAGTGTTCACCTATTGCTGCTAAGTTAGTGTTTGAGAAGTAAAGTGCTAAATTTGCCATAGCCTCTTCCATCTGAAACTCATATTTCTTTCTTAGAGCGTTGATGTAGTTTTGTCCGTGATTTTGTCCTGCTGTTATATTCATATTATTAATTATTTTTTATGCGATAAATTCGTCTTGTTCAGCATCCTTTTGTTGCTCTTTGTAAAGTTCTTCTACTTTGTTAGCTCTTGCAACTTTTTCAACTCCGTATTTATTAACTAGAGAAGAGAATGTGTTTAAGTCAGTTTTAATCAATTTCATTTTACCAGTTTCAATATTGATATAAATCTTATCAATTTCTTGTTCCATTAAAATAGTTACTGATTCTTCATCGAAAGCGTCAAATATCGCTTCGTTGATTGAAACTAAAATCTCTTTGTTCAGAAGGAAAGAGAACTTAGGATTAATAATTGAGATTTTAATTAACTCTTTTTGTTTTTCATCACCAATAAACTGAAATTTAACTGATAGAGGAAAAGATTTTTTGTTGAAAATTTCGAAGAACTTCGATGTAGTTTCTTCTGACAATTCGTAAAAATTATCCATATTATAATTTATTTTTTTTATTATAATATCGAGAATTGGTTTTGTTTAGTTAAATTAAGAAAAATAAAGTTGTTAGGATTAAAGAGATAGTTGGAATCACAACATAGTAAATTGTATTATAAAATCTTTGTGATTTGAAGAGTCTAAATCCTATGACAAGTAAATAAGAAAACTTATCTACCTTTTTAATTTCATAGATTTTATATAACTCATTTAGATTTTTAGAATTCAAAAATTTTGAAAGTTCTTCATTATATCCTCTAACATAGTTTTCTGATATTCTGTTTATATCACTTGTTATAAGTGAGTAGGACTCACCTACTAATTCTTCAGGTATATTTATAACAGTGTATAATCTTTGAGCACCATCAACTCTAATATTGAATCTTTCTGATAATATAGTTTTACTGTCGATTATAGCTCTTCTATAATCCAAAAATAAACTTATTTTTTTAAAAATATTCATATCAATTATATTATTTATTTTAATTTGGTTTAACCAAAGTCTGATTTTTCTGGTGGTGGTTTTATACCAGCCAGTTTTTCCATTCCTTCGTCAATAGTTGAAGTTTGTCTTTCTATATTAGCCATTATTTTTATCAGCTCTTCTAATCTTTCTGAAACATAAAAAATTGAATTTTTGTTTCCTTTTGCCATTATTGGGTTTGCGCCTGGTGATACTGACGTTTCTTTTTTACTACCAATCATACTAAAGCTTTTTGAGAACTCTGGTCCTCGAGGGTCTGTTCCTTTTTCACCTTCATCTTCTATCGCCTTTTTACCCATCATTGCTCTGGTGTAACCTGCCAACTTCTTCATTGAATCGACTTTTAACATTCTCATTGCAAAAGATAACTTTATCAATGCGTTCGCCATAGCATCATAACCTTTCGCTAAAGTAATCATTCTCTTAGCAATTTGTGAAATTGGATCTGTGCCCATTAGACCTTCAGCTGCGTCACTCAATCTACCGAAAAATCCTCCACCCTCTGACTCACTCGCTGCTAACTTTTTGACTAATTCGTTAAAGTCTAGCATATTTTGACTCATGTTTTTCATGTAATTTGGGTCGATCTTAACTTGAAACGCTTTTTCAGACCCTTGAAATATCTTTGCTACCCTTACCATTCTATACGCAATGTCTTGAACTCTATAGAATTGAGTTGCTTTTTTAAGTGTCAAATATTCAGCCATGTTGATGAATATTTTCATACCCTCCTTAATATTTGTTCCCCACTTTTGTAGTAGATTAGGTTTTATTTCAAAGTGCCTTTTATTATTGGAGAATATTTGTGCTACTTTTACTACTCTATATGCTACATCTTTAACTCTCCAGAATTCAACGTCTTCGTTTTCTGTCAAATATTTAGATAAAGCGACAAATTTTTCAACTGCTACTTTAACACCATCTGACCACTTAGAGGTAGGGTAAAATTCAAATTTTGATTTAGCTCCTCCGAATATACTTCCAACCCTTACAATTGCTCTTGTCACCGCAATAATACCCTTTGTAATGTTTGCAATCACATCATCGCCTGATGTGAACCAACCGGTATCTTCATTAAGTGCCTTAAATACCGGGGCGAATGCATTGATAGCTCCACCTACACCCTTACCCCACTCAACACTTGGATATTTTCCTTTGTCGAATTTGGATTTATTTTTAGCAAAAATCTCAGCAGCTGTTATAATTCCTTCAGATACTACTCTGATAGCTCTTGCAAAATCTTTTGGTCCAACTCCACCACCACCAAATAACTTCAAAGTAGCATTTTTCTGTAACATACCGTAAACTGGAGAGAAAGCTCCAATTGCTATCCCGACACCCTCAGCCCAAGCTTTGGGTGGTCCATTTTTGAATGCTGCTCTATTTTTACTAAAAATATTAGCAACATCAACGATTGATTGTGCGATTATTTTAACAGCACTTTGACCAGCTTTTAACGCAACATAACCGAGACCAAAACTACCCACTACAAAACTCCCCAATGTTAGTACTGCTAATCCAAATACGGTCATAAGACCACCGACTGATATGGCCCAGTTAATGCCTGGGTATTTACTGTAATTTCCTTTCCTAATTATTTTATCAGTATCTACAATTGTTTTAGCAATCATTGGAACTAATTCTACACCTGCCAATATTGCAATGGCTCCAATACCTGTAAGTGCGATTAACCCTAGTGCTAAAACGGCTAGTCCAAATCCGGCCATTGCTGCCCCTACAGATAAGACCCATTCCAATTTAGGATATTTATCATATTTACCTTTTCGTATTATTTTATCAGTTTCTACTATTGTTATTGCTACTAGTGCTGTCAAAGCTAAACCCGCCACAATGGCAACCGCTCCAATACCTGTAAGTGCAATCACTCCTAAAGCCACTGCCATAATTGCAAAAGGTAGTAACGTTAATACTGTAGATGCAACCCATTTTAGAGGAATAATTTTATCGTATTTACCAAGTGCCAATATATGAGAAACCGCCATAATTGCAATTGAGACTACAACAACCATAAGAGAACCTAATAATGTACTGACTCCAGCATCTGCCATCGATACAAGACCTAATACTAAAATGGCTGGTATAAAAGCTAATAGACTCAGACCTACACCAGCGGCCCATTTGAGTGACGGATAATTCTTATAATTACCTACTGCGAGAATATGTGAAACTACCATTAAAGCAGCAGCCACTACAAGTATAAGAAGACTACCAATTATGTAATCTTTTATACTACCGACTTTGTTTAGTAGAAAAGCAACAAGTCCGAATCCTAAGATGGCAGCCATTGTTTGTAGAGTCCATTTCCAGTCTATATAAACATCATATCTACCTATAGCTAATATTTGTGATGCCGCCATGATGGCAACCGCCAGAATAACAATAGCCACTGAGCCTTTTTCAATATTTTTTAATTTGAATACTACAGCTAATATGAACGCTGCGAATCCGACAACTACTGTTGCTATTGCTAAGACCACACTGAATACTAATATTCTCAATAACTCCATAAATGGAATTGGTGCCGTAAATTGTAAAAGTAATGAAGACAACATAATTGCCAATGAAATAGCTACCATTACTAACGGAATTAAAAATACTTTATTGACTCCTAAAAGTCTTCCAACTAAGGCTATACCACCAGCTAACTCAGGCATTATATATGACATTATTGCAAAAAGAATAGTTATTCCAAGTGCCGTTACAAACTGCCAAAGACCTATAGGCATTATGAGTTGCATAACCCAAGATGAAGCTGTTATGGCAGCAGCTATACCAACCATAACTAGTAATAAATCTTTGGCCTTCACTCCTGTCTTCTGAAAAGCTACAACACCTATTGCAATTTTTTCAAGATTGAAGGAAATTAACAAAAACATTGTACTTATTAGAACTCCAGTTATTAATTGACCAATGCTTAGTGGCATTATAAGTTTCATAATCCAAGATGAAAATGTTATTGCAGCAGCTATTCCAAGCATAACCATTAATAGGTCTTTAGGTTTAACGCCGGTGTTTTCAAATAGAGACACTCCTATTGCTATTTTTTCAAAATTCATCGCAATTATTGCAAACGTTACTGAAATTAAAATAGCTGTAAGACCCTGTGCAAAACTTATTGGCATAATTAGTCTCATTATCCAAGAAGATGCTGTTATCGCTGCTGAGATAGCTACTAAAGTTTTTATTAAGTCAGTCGATTTAACTCTTAGTCTCTTAAATATAATCGTTGCCAAAAAGATATTCTCTAAATACTTAGACATAGCGGCAAAAGTTATGGATATAAACACGGCAGTTAAGAATTGTGTGAATCCTATTGGAGCTATCAACTTCATAATCCAGGATGAGACTGTTATTGCAATTGCTATAAATACAAGTACTGCTGAAGTTTCAAATGCTTCTCTAAGTGATATTTTTAGCTTAGCAACTTTTTCAAAGGCAACCGCCATAACCAATATTGCTATTGAAAGGCCTATGACTGAAAGAAAATCGATTTTACCTACAAGTTTAAATGCCATGCCTATTGCTAAAACAGCAATTGCTATTAAGAGAATAATTCCTATTCCCTTTTTCATCTTGTTTTCTCTTTCTTTATTTTCACCTGCTTCTCCAAAAAGACCTGTTTTTTTATCATCGTCTTTCTTTTTCTGCATACCAAGTATCGTTTGTTGTTGTTTTAGAATTTGTTGTGTATCAACCTTAATACTTTTTATACCGAGATTTATTTGTTCGAGAGATTTTCCGAAGTCACCACCTTGCAAAGCTGTAGTTGTCGCTGACGAACCACCACCTGAATCTTTCTTTTCGAGAGCTTCGGCAATCATTTCCAGCGCGTTTGATAAATTATCTAAAGCTTTGAGTAGTTGTTTATCCATAAAAAACTTTTAATTACAAGGTATATATAAAAGTTCTGAATTCTTCTATAATATATAAAATGTAAAAAAACACACTCAGTATGAAACTTAACAAACTTATAAGATATTATATACTCGGTGAATCAATCAAACAAATTGAAATGAATAGAATATTAGACAAAATATCTAATAAATCTAAATTAACTAAAAAAGAAGTTGAGTTCTTAAATCTTTACAATCAGACTAGCACATCAGACGATAAAGATTTTATGATGATTTCCAAAAACGTAGTTGTGAAAAAAGTAAAAGATTTATTGGATAAAAAAAGAGTTGTTATCTGTGATTTGCATGATAGAAATGGTAAGTTCGGATTACAAATTTTAGATATAATAAATCATATCGAAGAAGATGAATGTATGGTTATTATGAAAAGTGAAGAAAAACACAAATTACATGATAAATTTCTTTATAATTTAATATATAACGTTAAGAAAAACCAGTATTCATTACAAGAACACGATGAATACTTTGAAAAACTTAAAGTTAATAATGGTGAAGATTAAAAAATACAAACATTTTATTTCAGAAGAAGTTTCTGGTACCGAACTCGTGGGTCCAGTAGGACCAGCTTATGGTGAGACTAGGCTACAAAATAAGACTGTCAATAAATCACATACTTCTGTTTATGGCACTACTGGTCATAAAAATCCAGATTCTAAAAACGAACTGACTGATGACTTATTTTTTGAAGATGATTATAATCAAATACATAATAATTTTTTGAAAGCCGGTGGTAGTCAGTCTGATTTGACTGGTAATAAGGAAGAAGATACAGCCTTTATGCTTAATTTTTTACAAGAAAACTAACATTTTAATATATAAAATTGATAAAAACAGAAATCAATTATGGGAAAACTTATTACATTAAATCAAATTAATAATGATGAAGTCATAAATAGTCTATTTAATAAAGACATTTTTATTTATGAAGACGTACAAGGTTCAAAAATATGGGTCAATTGGAATGGCAATGAATTTGAGATAAGACCTAAATCAGTAACTAATGATTCAATAAATCTTGTTGATTTAGCGATGCAAAATTATTACAATCCTGCACTTAAATATTTAAATGAATTGTCTGATAGAGTTAAGGGTCTATTGAATAAAAAGTGGTGGTTCTGTTTTGAGTATTTTCCAGACAATCAACCAGCAAATATAGAATATAATAGAATTCCAAAGAATCAACTCGTTTTAACAAGCATTTTTAAGGGTAATAAATATGAATTAAATATAGATGAGTTGGACGAATACGCGAGACTTTTAGAGGTCGATATGATTCCTGTAATTTTCAGTGGAAAACTTACTGAAAATATGAAAGAAGCTATACTATACTTTATACACACATCTGAACAAGACCTTGATTATGTTTTTGGTGAAAAGTCATTTGCTTATTTCTTCTATAAAATTTTGAATCCTAAATTAGAAAACTCATTTCTAATGAATGATGACTTCCAGACTAATATTGAAAAGTTGATAATTAGAACTGGTGAGAATGATATCTCTTTTCAGTTATTAAATCCACTTTATAAAAGAATGAGTGAGAGTAATAACACAGAGTTTGTAGAAATATACACATTAATCTTAGTAAATTTCTTAAATTTTTGTCAATCAATTAATCTTCAGGATATAAAACTAAAAGGTGAAAAGAAAGATGAAGTTTATATCTATCTAATTTCTAAGTTATTCAATATTTATGTTTCTGAGATTAAGCAAGATATTTTAGATTTTGACTTTACGGTACCTGATTTCTTCGATAAAGAGAAATTCAAAATTAATACTGAATTAATCAAAAATAAATTAACTAAAGAATTAATAGAAGAAGATAACAAGTTAGAATATACTTTCAAAGTTATATTAGGTTCTTTTAATAAAAAGAGAAAAAAACCAATCGGTATTTTTACCGAAAACACGGTTTTACTTTTCAATAAATTTGTAGATAGTATTGACAATTACATTTCAAAATATCTAAATAAAATGCATGAAATAGAGTTAGGTAGAGCAGGGTTATTAGACTTCGGAGATTTCTTTGATATTCAATACGACACGGACTCTGAAGAACAAGTTTATCCAGATGTTTATTCTGAATTTGAAAAAGAAGCAGAGACGGATAAAAAGAAAAAAGGCAAAGGTGGTAAATTACCAGTGCCAACTGAAACAGAAGAAACCACACCAAAAACTCCTACTAAATAATGAAATCCTTAAGTCTTAATATGACTTCTGTTGAAGTTAAGGCTGAGACAAGAGCCTTAAGAGTTGATTGGACTCGCGAACTTGCCTCAGATCTGAATATTCATTATGACTCTGCACTTGAAAAATTGCTTAATAGAGAAATCAGGAAAGAACAAAGAAAATCAATAATTAAAAAATTATTTTTAAGTTAGTCCAATTACAAACCATAGACTTAAATTTTGATATAATTTATATGTTATCTCAAAAATATATAAGTTCTAAGGCAGTGGATTATACAATATTAATAAACAATAAAATAAACAAAAAAAAGAATTCTTTACAATTTTTACCCACCTGTATCCAACACCTTAAAAATGATAAAAACTTCTACTTTAATGGTGAAAAATTAAAATCATCATATGTAATTGACTTAGTTCATAATCTTCTTCTAAAATACTATATGAAGAAGGAAAATCTTTTCTATTTACATTCTCTTGTTCTTAAAGATAAGTATGGTTACCTTTATGGTTCATATATAAAATATTTGATATCAATTGATGTTTTAAGAACAGAGAGAAACTATAAAGCAGGTGTGAGATCAAAATCATATTCATTAAATCCGATAGTATTTAAGCAAAAAATTGAAAGATATCAAAATTCAGATGAAGTTCTTTTGAAAAAATTTAAGAAAAAGATAATTGATTCAATTGACTTAGATAAAGAAATCATAAGTCCTATAGATTTTGATGTTAGAAAGAAATTAGTAGATGACTTATTCTCAGTTACAATCGATACCGAAAGGTCTATGTTTTTCTTAAATAGTCTTAGAAGTAAAGACTTAGACATCTATAATAGAAATGCTTATTCTGTTGAATCAATTTCAAATAAACATATATTTTTCCACTTTGATACGTATGGTAGAATGCACACAAATTTTACAATACTTAGATCCTTTATTAGAAAGAATTGTTTATTAATTGATGGAGAACCAACCGCTGAAATTGATATCAAAAATTCACAACCATTTTTTCTTTGTAAGTTAATTTCTGATATTAATAGTAAGTGGGTTAATGAAGAAGAGTTTAATTTTTTTAGACAACTTACCATCAATGGAACTTTTTATGAGTTTTTAATGAACTCAATTAAAACTAATGACCGAAAGTTTGTAAAAGAGATGACTTATAAAGTACTTTTTGGTAGAAACTCATTAAGAAGTAAATCAGATAAAATATTCTCAGAATTGTTTCCAACAATTTATAACTTTATAAAACTATATAAAAAAGATTTAGGTGATTATAAAGCACTTTCTTATGATTTACAAAGAGCAGAATCAAAATTTATTTTTAATGTAGTTATCAATAGAATTATGAAAGAATATCCAGAAATTAAAATGATTACGGTTCATGATAGCATAGTTTTTCCTGTAAAATGGAAAAGTCAAATCAATGAAATTTTTGAACAAGAAAGGAATTTAGAATTAAGTTTAATTTAAGAGAGATTATCAATTATTTTGCCGAAGTAAAAAACTGAGTAAAAAGATACTATTAAGGATATTTGTAATAACAGATAATTAATATATATTCTGTGATAGATTTTGCCAATAAGAACATTCAATACATTTTAGTTTCATCTCCTAAGATAGATGATGTGATTTCCGTGCTTTGGGCTAAAGAGTATAATGTTATTCCAATAGATGGTTATTACAAAGGTCAATATGAGAAATCTGTTCTCGCTTCTTGTAATTTGTCAAATGATGAGTTAAGAAAAGATTTAATTTTTTTCCTAAATCACTTTGGACAGGAATGTGGTATAATTAAATACGAAGGAGAGACAGGTGCTAAAAAACTCTTTAATGATGGTTCAGAAAAACCATTAGGTATAGTATTATACAATACTGATTCTGAAAACATTTCATACTTATATAATGGTTTAAGTTTTTCTTTTGTTGAGCAAGTAAGATACTGGAAGCCAACAAAATTAGATGATATCAAAATAGGAATGATTGTTGAGTATTTAAATAAAGACAAATGGTATCAAAAAAGAGTTGAAAACCCGAACGAAGAATGGGAAAATATGTTCAAACTCTTATCAAAGTATGATAAATTGAGAGTGGTATTGAAATAACTAAATCTTCTTGAAAACTACTATATCGTCTAATTCTATCTTTTGAATTCCTAGTAGTTCAGTCAAAATTCCATGAAGACCTAAACCAGCGTTTTTATTCTCAATTAAAACAGAACCAACTACAATTTCAGAGATAACTTTATTATAGAAAATTTTCAGCTTATCTAATTTTTGAAAAGGTGTGAACGTATAAATGATATTAAATTTAGAGTAATCTCTGTTCATAATATCATCTTCTATCAATTCTAAGTCATTATTCCAATATTCTATAAGATGTTGATTCAAAAAATCCAAATAGTTCTTTTGTTTTTCAATACCTGTAAATGTAAAAGATTTGTCTGAAAAATCTTTAGATTGAAGATAAATATCATATAGAGCTGTTCCTAAACCAATACCACAATCAACAACATGGTTTTCTGATTTAAGTAAACCTCTTTCTTCCAATCTTTTTAGTAAGAAAATATTCTGTTCTATATTTGATAGAATGTAGTGCCATTCTTCAGATGTTTGGAACTCTTTTTTGTTTCCATCAAAGTCGGTCCAAAGAGATTTTGACTTTTTGAAATATTCAATTAATTTTGAATTTGGCTCTATAACTTCTACCATTAGATGAATTTATTTTTAGAAAGTGTCATACTTATTCTTCATAGCATTTTTTGGTTGATTTTTTTGAATAGTTTTAATCAACTCAGCTTTTGGTAAAGCAACAAGATGTTGAAGAAGTTGTAGATTTCTTTGATAAGCTTCCATATTCGGTTGAGTCCTATTATGGAAAAGATGATAACATTTGTGTTCCATTTGCCTCCAGTTTAAGAACTGTTGTACTTTGTGAGATACGAAATCATCTTCAGCTCCCCAACCAATGAAGTCTTCATTCCAACCACCAATTCTAACAATCGCTTCTTTTCTGAACATACAAATACCTCCACAGATTGGTACTTTTTGATGGTCAGTTTCTCCTCTTCCTGGTCTATCTATTAAGATTAACTCTTCAAGTCTTACCATAGACTCTTGTGGATCTAAATCTATTACAGATTTATATGGATTTACCATTTCAAATTGTTCTAAAGATTTAAGACCTTCGATGAAATGTTCTGGTCTCATAATTAAATCTGAGTCAGCAAAAACGATTATGTTTGACTTTGCTAATGTAGTAGCTACATTAAAAGCCCAGGATTTATTATATGGTTTGTCACTTTTCAAAAATATATGTCTTGCTCTTAAATTAAGATGTGATATTTTAGAGTGTTTGTCTTGTTCTATTAGTATGACATCGACGTTTGCGAAACAATTTACCCAATCAAGAACTCTTCTTAAGTTATTAAGTCTATCTGGGAAATGTCTGTATCCTATAACATAGGTAAAGGAATATGGATTATTCATTTAAAATGATTATTTTTTATTTATAGTTTTATTAGTTAGATTTGTTTTAATAACTTACAAGGGACTCCACCATAAATACCAGGTTTTGTGATATCTTTTACTACTCCTGAATTAAGACCGATAGTTACATCATCACATATCTTTATCTTTTCTCTTACTGAGGAATTAGTACCAAAGTAGACACGGTTTCCAATTTCGCAGTTTCCTGAAATTTTTGCTCCTGGGGAGGTTGTAAAAAAATCACCTATTGATGTATCATGTCCGATTGTTGTTGATAAATTTAAGTGTGTATGTTTTCCAATTTTAATATTTGTGGTTAAGATTGAGTTTGAACAAATTATTGAACCCTCACCTATTTCTATATTAGAATCCAATATTTGAACACTTTTGTGTATTGCCGTAAAATACTTTGTTTCTTTTGGTAACTTGTTATAAATCTTTTCTCTCAAAGTTGGATTTCCAATAGCAATAACCACCTCATATTCTTTAATGTCTAAAGAAGACAGAGGTTTTGATATTTCATCAATGTATTCATCATCAACAAAAAAGTCTATAATTTCATTAGGATTATTGTCTAATATTATACACTTTACCTCTCTTCCGAATCCACCGGAACCTATTATGGCCTTTTTCACTGCTTATAAATTTCAAATTTTGATAAATCAGGATAAGGTAACTCTAAATCTTCGTTGTGTTTTTTTGTACCATCTGTATTGTAAAACTGATTCATTAAGAGAAGTCCTCTTGCAGCTAATTCTGGCATCATATAAAAATTCCAGCCTAACATATCAAAGTGGTCATCATGGTAAGAACATTCTCTTCTTCCAGAATATCTTGCTCTTTTAAACCAAAGATAAGCATCATAGTTATCTGTTAAAATAGCTCCACCTTTTGAAAGTTTGAAGTGTTTATAAGGACCGGTAAATGAAATGCACATGTGTGTTCCCGCTTTATACATATTCGCTGTAAAACTTAAAGCAGAATCCCAAACATTTGTTGGTGATAGTTGATATGAACCTTTAATTGTTCTACCTTCTACCGGTTTGAATTTGACTTTCGCACCTGCGTGTATTATTTCACAGGGTACTGATGGATATGTTCTTGATGGTATAGTGATTTCTATTCCATTTACTTTTTCATACATAAGTGCGAGAAAAAGTGCATTACTTTGGTTATCAACTGTTACTACGTAGGGAGCCCCTGTGTAGTCTGATAGTGCTTTCTCAAAATCTTCTGTTATTTTATATACTCCGTTTGCCATATTTTATTTTATTTTTGGATATTTAAAAGTTGACTCATCTATGTTTAACCTTTTTAATACGTCAATATGATAACTTCTTGAATTCATTCCAACATATGGATCTAGTAATGACCCTGTATCTATTTGAGTTATTTGTTGTTCTCTAAATTTGTGTATTAAAATTTTAGCGGCAATGCTACAGCTATATAAAAATACTGGATTTTTGTTAATGTTTTCTTTTAAATAATCTTTTATATTATTCTCAATTTCATCTATTTTATCCCAAACATAATATTCTTGTGTTATGATGTGGTGTGAAAATTTAAATTCTTTTATGTTGTTTAAATACTCTGGCCCGACTATTACTACAGTTCGGTCTTTTAGTGATTCAAAAAAATCATATATAACACCCTTTTTTGATTTATTGTGTAATGTGTCCGCATTCACAAGATTAGTAAAATTGAGAGTAGCTATATCAATATCTTCCTTCCATTTACTGTAAGCAAAATTTTGTATGCCAAAATAGTATTCTGGTTTCGATTCTAATATTTTTACAAGTTCAATTCTTGAATTTTCAAAAACGTCACCCCATTTTTTTACGATGTGGTTGTATATTTCGTTCTTAAATATAATCGACCATTCTCCATCACCCCATCTCACAAAACTAAAATTATTTTTATTTTTTAATTTATCTAAAATCTCATTGTATACTTCTTTATGTTCCATCATACTAATATAAATTTTTCAGGATAAAATCCTTTTTCCGGCTCTTTAGACATAAATTTATATAATCTTGGAGCTACTATTTTTTTGTTTCTATTCTGATTTAGAAAACCGACCCACCAACTCAAAGTTGAGGTTGGCGCGAGGACATGACCATCACAATTTAACATACAACAAAAATCAATCATAGTTGAGTTTTCTTCTAAAAATAAATAGTCTTCGCCTAAGAGGTTTTCTCTACACCAGTTGTAGTCTTCTGATGTGTTGTCATTTCTGTTTCCACCAGTAAATACTAAAAACTTACAATTCACACCAAATATTTTTTTACATTCATGTAAATATTTACCCCATGTCGACTCTTCTAATTTTCCTTCGTATATACTGAGGTCAGTATCACCTCTTCTAACATGTAATGATATTATTTTGTAATCTTTATTTTTATTTTTAATTTCGTTTACAATATTTTTAGCTTCCATCATAAAACTATCTTTTGGTGTTAGCTCTTCAATTATTATATTTTCATAACCAATTAAATACCTGTTGTCTCCATAATACCCCGTAATATTAGTGTTGTCTTTGATATTAAATACATCTAAATCATACTTTTTTTTTTCTTCAAATGTGTGTTCGATTTTATCACTCTGTGTGATAATTTTATAGTTGATATTGAAATTATTTAGGAGACACTTTTGACCGTGCCATTTCTTATCTTCTAAATTTGGTAACTTTATTTCATAACCAAATTTCTCTCTTAGAACTATCAAAATTGCATACTGAAACAACTGATTACCTAAACGACCATAATTTCCTATTTTTGTATTAGTTATCATAGATAGGTATATTTTTTTCTACAAAAATTGTATTTATTTTATCTCTATAAATTTCTGTATATCCAGAAGTAGTTATTTTGGTTCTTAGATTCTTGACTTCACTAACATATTCTTCATATTCTTGAAATGAAGAGTGTTCGTCTTCAAGTTCTACAATTATCATTTTTGGCTTCCAATATTCTAAATCAAATGAATTGAAAACGTCATATTCCTGTCCTTCAACATCCACACATAGTAAATCAAATTTAGGTTCAATGTTATAATTAAGTAGAACAGTTTCAAGCTTTAGTTGGTTGCACTTACTTATGTTAAATGATTTATGCTTTGACCAATCAATCTCTTTGTACCTTTTACTTTGTTCAAAACTCGTTGTTGTTAAAGAACCAGCAATGAATATTTCTATTTCACCTTCATAAGTTCCGATTGAGTTTTGTAAAACCACAACATTATTTTTTTTGTGTCTTTCTTTACATGACTCATACTGTTCTTTTATTGGTTCTACATAAATTCCCTTCCACCCATTGTCTGCCAAAGCTGATGTGTTAGAAAATGTTTCTCCATCAAATGCACCTACTTCTATAAATGTACCATTATTTGTACTAAAATATTTCTCGTATATGATATTCAAATCTTTTATTTGACAGGTCTCTGAAATTTTATACATAATTGAATTTTTTTTATATTAGATGACTTTTATCTTTTGGATTTGGCCACCTATACCAGTGAAAAAGGTACAATCCTTTCATTAAATAAATTTTTTCACCAAATTTTTGAATTTTCCAGTGTAAATCATTATCAACTCCTAACATTCCATTCTCTACGAATCCACCTATTTTATTCCACAATCTTTTTCTTATTAATATTAGAACACCACTCATTGCTTCATTTTTGCCCACATTTGTTACATCTTCACAACTACTTCCAAATATTATTTTTAATGAGTTTCCGAAATCTCTATGATATTTCATGTCATTATTATCATGTTCAACACCCGGCGCAATTTGCCACTTACATCCAATTCGGTTGGTTAAACAAGTGAAACAATCTATATCCGGGTAATCGGCAATTACTTTTTCAATTATTGTTCCAAAATCTGGAGTTGTGAAAATAGTATCCCCATCAACGAAACACGCAAAATCATCATCATTTGGTAATATTTTCATAAAATCATTGTAATATTTTCCGATATTTTTATCGGAATTATATGGTATAGAATAGTAAATCATACTTCGATATTATTTATATAGTTTTTTAATTTGTCATAGTTTTTTCTCAACTTAACCTTCTCTTCTCCTTTTGACGTATGTGTATATATTTGGAAATACTCAGATACAAGCAATGATGGTCTCATTATGTCAATTTTATATTCTTTATTCCATATTGAAAAATTGAAAGACAATTGGTCTCTCTTAGATCCTTTTAATACTTCCGGCCACCAATTATTAGAAATTTTTTTACATTCTTCCTCATTATGTTTTCTTATTATGATTCCGCTTTGGACCATTCCATTGTTTTTAGGATATCCTAATGACTCATATCGGCTCATTTGTTCCATTACAACTTCTTTAGTGTCTTTCTTTAAACTTATTACTGAATTCGCTTCTTCAAAAGTACAAGTTCTATCTGGGTGTTTACATATTGAAAAATAATTATTAAGATTTTCTGATATCAATTTGTTTATGCTTCCTAAAACCTCAATACTTCCATCTATCCATATTGATATCTCATATTCTGGTAAAAATAAATGAGGTAGTATCTTTAAGCATCTAGCTCTTTTTGTCTCATCTAAATAGTTTAAAAATTCAGGTATTTTTTTAACCTTCCAATTACTATCAACTATATCTTGATCACTAAAACATATATAATCTATATTTTCTTCTTTATTTAAAATATCTTTAATATTATCATAGTTACCAGATATACAAGTGTAAACTACTATTTTATTTTTAACCAATTTATTTTCTAGATTTTTATACCTATCATTATAATTTCTATCCTTTAAATCTCCGTGATAAAGATGATTAATGCTCACAGATAAATGACCAACTTTTTTCTTACCAAAGTCTGAAATCCACTTCTTTGCTTCTTCATATATCTCGTTTGACCCTTCTTTGACTTTCTGTAAAGTCCAACCATTTTCTACTCCATATAAAGCATATGATAATATGGTGTCTCCACCACCTACTAACATCTTTTCAAATAAAGGTTTTGATTTGAGTAATTTAGTTCTTGTCATCCAAGATCCACCCGGTTTATATCCCTTTCCTAATAAATGGTCAACATTATATGACTTATCTGATGCTAAAGATTTATGTGATTCTAATACTTCACCATTCTCTCCTAAATAATTTATTGTTTCAAATAATTGAACAAAATCTTTGTCACCAATCACATTATCTAAATCATTCAACCAGTCTAAATTTTCATAGATAATATCTCCATCAATCCAAAGGATATAATCTGTATCAATTTTTTCTACTATCTTATTAATTAGAATTTCTTTAGACCATATTCTTTTATTAACATCACCTTCAATTACAATTTTATCACAAGGTATTTCAAAGTCAATATCACCATAATCAACTATTCCAACAATCATATTATCATAATATCCTTTCCATTGTTCTAAAAATTTAATAAAGTTTCTCTTTTGTCTCCAATCATTATTATAGTTGAAGTAAAATGAACATATGGTAAAAGTGGATTTTTTGTTTAATATTTCATCAAATTGTTCATCGGTCAAAAATCTTCTTGTAATTCTACCATCCCAGTTCTTATAAGGATCTCCTAAATGTATAATAGTGTTTTCTATTTTGTTCCTGATAACAAATTTATCTCTAAATACTAAATCACTCCAGGCTGCGTTATTAGACATCTCTGGATATGGTTTTTCTTTATCGATGTTGGAATTTGATATATTAAACAATTGAAAGAATCCAATACCTTTATCACCTTCATTTCTACCAATTTTCTCAATAGTTAAAGTTCCTTCTTGCCACTGATTATAAAGATTATATGATTTACAAATCCATCTATCAGAAGAATACAGAATGTTTTCATTTAACTCATTTACATCAATTTTATCTTTTATTACAATATCAGCATCTATCAATAAAACAAAATCAGGATTTTTCAAACTTTTGATGCCTTCATTTATAGCTTTTCCTTTATTAAATATGGCATTGTCCTCATACATAACATCGGTAATTACACAATTTACACCAAATTTCTGACATATTTTCTGACACAGAATATCATCACTCGAAGTAACAACGGTTATATTATCAAATATTTTAGAATTGTGTTGTAATGAGACAAGCAGTAAATCATTATAATTCACAGACACAATTACTACATCTAGTTTTTTAATCCTATTGTTAGAATGACTATTTGATTCCGGGATGATACCTTTTCTTTTGATTATTGTAGGTTGTCCTAAGTCTTTTACGAACTTCTTTTTTTCAACATTTCTACTATTTAGAACTTCTCTTTTTTCAGTTGCCTGTAATGATGTATTTTTGTTATCTGGTCTGTTAATTATTCTTTGCTTTACATTTTCTTGTTTTGTGGGGGTAATAACTCTTCTAATTTGATTTATAGTTGATTTATTAACATTCAAACTTATATTTTTTCTATTTAATGGGAATATTCCCGATAAATTAGTAACATCTGATAAAAATGTTGATTTGTGAAATATAAAATAATCTCTACCGTCGGTAATTATATTATTTGGCAGTTCAGAAAAAACTCTAAATATATCAGAATTAAATTTACAGAGAGGATTAGAAAAAATAATATTTTCAGTTGATGAAATTCTTTTAGCATTTTCTATAACATCTACTATAGAACTATTTTTTTTATAAAAAATATCGACCTTACT